GGGGTATCAGATGAAACAGCTTCACAAAATTTTTGATTAAACAATTGTTTGTCTTTTATGGAAGTTCCAGTAATCAACATGCAAGGAATAGTTTTGAATTTTGACATGTTTTCAGAATCAGCAATAGAATTAAGAATATCAGGGTGATCATGAACATTGGAAGGAAAAACAATTAACATTAAATCTTTGGGTTCACCATCAGGATAATAAAATTTCTTAAAAACAATACTTTTCAAAGGCATTACAAAACCATCAGTATTAAAAGGACTAACAATTTTCATTTCCACATCTGTAGGTTTGATAGTTGCAATAAAATGAGCAACAGAAATAGCACATCTACCTCTAACAAAAACGCATTGAACAATATCTCTCCAATTTGAATAAACACCATCATTAATGGACCTAATTGAAATCATGTATGTGTTGGCATAAACCTTTCTACCCAAACTTAAAGCATTATCATCTTGGGACATCTGAGTTGAGAACAATTCTTTCTTAAAATATTCTTGATAGTATTCAAAGTCCTTTACCTTTATATCACTTGTTTCAAAATCAGTTTCTTCAGCAGGTGTAGGGTAGGGTGTTGAGTTTGTTGTGTTTTTAATGTGTATTTCTTCATCTGGTTCTTTACTAATGAAATGTACTTTTGTTTGTGTGACATGTTTAGGTAAATTTGTAGTTGCGTTATCACCAGATTGAAATTGTGTAGTATGTTTTGGTAAATTTGTTGTAACATTATCACCAGATTGAAATTGTGTAACATGTTTTGGTAAGTTTGTTGTAACATTATCACCAGATTGGAATTGTGTGTTTTGTGATTCTTCAGAAACTTGAACAGAATGTTTAGGTAAATTTGATGTTACATTGTCACCTGATTGAAATTGAGAAATTGGAACTTTCTTCTTACATTCAACACATAAATGCAATCCATATTTAATAGATTCTTGAAATGTTTTAATTTTGTGTGAATGAGAATAAGTGATGCCACAATCCTCACATTTGTGATAATGTAAGGCATTTTGTCCAATTTCCAAACCCTCATGGTGGTGGGTTAATACTTTTGATGATTGGGTGTTCCAAGGATCATCATACATTCCATCAGGAGTGAACATATAGGTTAGAAAAATAATCAAAATTTGAATCATTGCCCACAAAGATGTAGCAAGTACATATTCATTAGACATAATGACTTCACCAACACGTTTAATAAATGCAATGGAACTTTCTTTGACGGATTTAACTGAATCAAGCAAAATTCCCTTTATGGATGTATCTTTCTTCTTGTAAAATTCAAAAGCATGTAAAACAAAATCAATTGTGTTTAAATTTTGTTCAAAAGCATCTCTACAACCTTCATTGAATCCATGACAAAAACCAAATGAGAAAGAAAAAACAAGTCTACACTCACAAATTCCAGGATTCATGATAGAATTTCTACTACAACAATAATCATTAAAAGTTCCAAATTCCATAATGTGAATCAATTGATCTAGGGTAAGATTAGAATTTTTCAAAAAGAGTCTTTGGGTTGGAGGTGTTAAATAAATCAAAAATGGTCGAATATAATGCATACAAGTGGAAACTTCAATATTTCCAACATAATTTCTGAAATTTTTCATAACTTGCAAAAAGTCTTCCTTAATATTGATAACATAATTTTCTCTTCCAATAGTAAGA